ATAAGAAGCAGAATCAGTAGCCATTAAAATAGGGTCTACACCAAACACTCTACATAAAGTATCTCTATCCGCTCCGATTGATTTTATAATCTCAAGGTCTGCTGGACTCATTCCAATTTGCTTATAATCTACAATACCGTTAGTAGCTACAATTCTTTTATAATTGTCTGCACCTGTTAGCTTTGTGTCTATTTGTTGGTTAATTTTACTAATCTGCTCACCATCTAACATTGCATCCTTATTTCCACTAAATAATAAACCTGCTGCACCACCATTAATAAATGCTTTAGCTTTTGCTCTCGTACCTTCGTTTGAACTTGAAACAGTTTCCCAAGCAGCCATCAAAGGACTCATTCCGTATAATTGATTACCACTAACATTATAATCAGGGTTAAAGAACTTAATATGGTTTACTTCGTTTACTTTAAATTCAATCTCTTGGTTTCCTATTTGTAGCTTATAAGCACTAATTGGCTCAAATGTACCACTTCCTATAATTTGTGTAAATTGTGATGGTAAAGGATATAATTTTGTTGGTACGCCTTTGTTTCTACCTACTTCAGGCATAAACTTATAAGAGTAAGCATTACCTGTAATCTCAAGGAATGAAACTAAAGATTCGATATATTCCTGTTGGCTTTGCATCTCGTTTGGTCTTGCAATTAGCTTATTCAAGTCAGTACCTTCAACTTCCGTTAATCCTTTTTTAAGTAAGTTAAACTTATTATTCTTTGTTCTATTAAAACTCTTTTTGTTCTCTACTTCATAAACATAAAAAGGAACACTTGCTGCTTTCTTTGCAATCATATTTATAATAGCAAATACATCGGGATTGCCTTGATAGCCATTCCTTACATACGCTCTCGGATTGTTTGGTATGTTAAAGAATATTCCGTTAAAATAAGAGAATAAAGATTGATTGTATTTGTTACCTGCATCTGAACCTTGAGAAGGTAGTATAGCAGCTTTAATTCTTTGTATGAGATTCATAAGCAATTATTTTTACAAATTTACGATAAATTTAGATAACTTTTACATTACAACAAAGTCAAACTTCTTTAGTTCAAACCACATTCGCATCATTAAGGCATCACTTATATCGGGACTTCGACCTAAATGTTCTTTAACTTTGTCTTTAGGTAGCACCGCTAACTTACCATCCTTATCAGCGTTGTGTCTTTGCACCCATTCAAGTTCTTCGGTTAATTCTTTTTTAATCTTTACATCTTCACTCATTACCCATACTCCAGCTTGATTAATTAACTCCGCAAGTTTATAGTAGCATTCCGATTTTAAGTTAATATAGTTTCCTGTTAAGGCTTTACTATTGTTTACAAATCCTTTAAAGCCATAATCGACCACACCGCCACCGACACCATCCTCATCACAAATAATTTGAGAATAAGGGATTGAATGCTTTTTACTTAAATGTTTAATGAATGCTGCTACTTCGCTTGTTGCCTTATTGGACAACTTATGTATCTCAATAACTCTAAAGCCTGACCAAACCATTATCAAAGTATTATCCTTACCAAATCTTGCTATATCGGCTGATATGTAACCCTTCCCGCTTGGTATGTGTTCGTTTGTAAACATATCAATTATATTATCGTACCCAATTAAAGCGTTGTCATTGTCATCGTATTCCCAGTTACCATAAAGTAATCTTTCCCTACTTTGATTATCCAAAGTCTTTAAGGAATCAATATAGTGCGGAGATATAAAAGGATTGTCAATAGCTAATGCTTGAATAAATGCTTTGTCTTCTTGTAACTTACCCTCTTTGTGTGGCTTATAGAAATTATTATACACCCATCCTTTAGCAGGATTGCAAGTGCCTAACATCTTTGGTATCAAACCAAATTCATCTATTTTATATCTTATTCGAGATTTAACAATATTCCAGGCTTTCTCGGTTATTTGATTGCACTCATCTACAAACGCTCCTGTAATCTCAAGTGAACCTAATTCATCAAAGTGTGGGTCGGAAGGATATTGGAATAAATCTTTAAGTAATATGGTCGAACCATTTTGAAAGGTAATAATATTGGATTGAGCGTTGAACTGATAGTGAGTACCTGCTTTTAATCCTTGCATCCTGGTAACATCATAAAAAGAATTAAGAGTAGTTTCCTTTAGTGTCTTTAACACCGCTCTACCAATTAACCATCGTGAACCATCGTACTTTAAAGCATTCTTTAAGATAGAATAAACACCTAAAGCAGTCTTCCCACTTCCAGCACCACCACCATAAATAATCTCTTTAGTCTTATTGTCTTCGATTAACTCAATCGCTTGAGTCTGCTTTTCCGATAGGTGCATAGGTTCTTATTTCTTCAAATACTATTTTGGCTTGTATAGGATTGTTTGCATCGCCTTCTAAAGTTGTACGAGCAAGTTTTGGTCTTGCGTATTCTAATAAGGTAAGATAAGACTGTACAAAGTCTTTACCCTCTAAAGAGTTAAGTTCTTGATTGAATCTATCCGTTCCCTCTTCAATTATAATATTGACAAAGTTGTCCAATACTAATCTTTTTTGGCTTACTGCACCTTGTGGTCTGCCATTCGGATTTCCGCTTTTGCCTTTTTCAAACATTTGTTATCTTTTGTTATTTACAACAAAGGTAGCTATTTTATTACATTTTTAGAAAGTTCGTATTCCTTCCTTAAGTAGTTAATCTTTTGAGTTAAAACATCTATAAAGGAATTGGTAGAAAATCTAATATTCTTTACTTCTGCTAATCTTGTTTCGAATTTACCTTCTATTACTCGGTAAGGCTCGGACATTATTATAGCTTGTTTCTCTTTGTTGCCTTGTGTGCCTTCGCCTTCTACAAATAATCTTGCCTCTTCTATCTTCCTGGTAGTGTAAGCATCAATATAACCTTTGTGTATCTCTGCTTCCATTTCGTTTAAAAGAAATAAATACCCAGCTAACTTTAAATTTGAGTTTATTAGGTCTTCTATCGCACTGGTCCTATTAGCTTTAATTATCTCGGCTTTTATTTTATCTATCATAGTGCAGCTACTTTAGCAGTATAAACATCTATTAGTTCTTGGTAGTCAGCTTTGCCCATCTTCTTTACCTGGTGTCTTTTGTATTCCAAGTAATCCATTCCACCTTTACCTATCTCTTTTTCGAGTCTTTTATAATATTCGATATAATTGCCTTTTTGAGCAATATTACAACCGTAGCATTGTGGTCGGCAGTTTTGTTCATCGTATCTTAAAGATAAAATCCCTCTTGAATAAAAGTGACCGTTCTGTATCTTTTTGTAAGGCATTACTTTATCGCAAGTAAAGCACTTAACATTTAAATCTTCATCAGCATACTTTAGTCTTATATAAATAGAAAAAATAGTATCTAATTTCTTTTTTAAGATTGTTGTACTCATTTCAATAGAATTTTAGTGTAAAACATCTCGAACACTACTCCCCAAATAATAGAGAATAAGATTATATCAAAATAGCCAAAGATAGGCTTGTAAGTTACAATAGCTAAAGAAATAAACAATAACATCAAGGCTTTAAATAAATGCCACCCATCCGTTAAAAATGATAACATAGTTGAAGATAGAAAAAACTTCTCGCCATTTTCTTTTTCACCCCACTGCCATTTGTTTCTCCAGGACATATTCCAATCCCAAAACTGACGATTTTTAAAGTTTCCAAATATAGAAACATAATACCTGGTAGATAGAACATCCATTACCGAGTTACAAATAGCTGCTAATATTATAAAGATTAAACTCATAAGTTGTTATTAAAGTCACTAAATTGCATATAATTATCCCTTTTAAAGCTCATTTGCGTGTAAATGCGTATAAATACGGCTCACTTTTGAGCTCTATTTGTAGTCAGGACAGGATTCGAACCTGTAACCTCTTTGGGCGAGCTGTTCTTGCGGGAAGCCCTCGTCTACCATTCCGCCACCTGACTATTAGCGTTCTATTAAAAATGGAAGTTATTGCGCCTATACCATTTCGTTTATTCCACTATTGCGCCTATTTTTCTTGCTTTGCGCCTATTTTTTCCACCATCAGCCTAAAATTAGATATTATTTTCCAAATGTTTCGTTGTAGTATTTTTCTGCTGTTTCGTATGGCTTATCTCTAAAATGCCACGATTGATTATAGCAATTGATGATTTGTTGCTTCTCCATTTCTTTGGCTTGTAAAAGAATATCTT